AATTTATCTAAGTCTTGTAGCACTAAAGAAGAAGCCATGGAGACTGTCACCGTCCGCTCTCAAGAACAAAATGAGCCATGTCACTATGAGGAAGTGGAGGAGAGATTTGTAGTATATAGAACACGTGATCGTAAAGTAATGAAATCAATTAACTATTATAGACCTGATTTAAGACAATTCTTTACAGACGCTGAAATTCAAAGAACAAAACCACAACAACATTTAGGGATCTAATGTATAAAAAATGTTATGCTGTTCCTATAGGGAAAAATAAATATAAAATTCATTTGTGGGATGAAGGTGGCTACGATGAGATTGAATGGTATAATTGTGCTTATCAAGAATGTTCTAAAGAAGAGGCTACTCATACTGGTTTAAGTGGAGAGCCTCTTAAAAAAATATATAATTGGGTTTACAAACCAACCCATTACAATGGAAATTCAGATAGCAACACTCCTAATTTACATTTCCACGATATTCCAGGATACCAAAAATTCCTTATAGAAAAATATGGTACTAATGATGAACCATCTACAGGCCATAGAGAATTATTTTTTGATATTGAGTGTGAAATAGGAGGGGCATTAACTGAAGAATATATTGAAAGAGCCCCTATGCCTATTACTACAATAGCATATTGGGATAAAACACCTGATAATTGGGTTATTTTAGTCCGTGATGATAAAAATGAATTAAAACGAACTAAAGCAAAAAACAAAGAAATAGTCCCATGTAGAACAGAAAAAGAATTATTAGCTAAATTTTTAGAACGTTTCAGAGAAATTGATCCTGATATTTTAGTAGGCTATAATAGTGATTATTTTGATATTCCTTACTTATATTATAGAATGTGTAATGTATTAGGTAAAGAATGGGCTGATCAATTATCACCACTAGGTAAAGTAAATGCTAAAAAAGATAACCAATATTTTTATAAACAAAACCAATTTGTAGATATTATAGGGGTTGAATCTTTAGATTATATGAGATTACATAAAAAATATAGTTGGAAAGATGAACCAAGTTGGAAATTAGATGCTATTGGAGAAAAATATGTTGGTGTCGGTAAAATAGAATACGAAGGAAACCTAGATCAATTATTCCAATCAGACCTCCAAAAATATATTCAGTATAATTTTGTCGATGTTGAGATATTAAAGTTATTAGATGAAAAACTTCAATATATTGCTTTAACTAAAAACCTATCTCATAAAGGAAAACATAATTATAGTGAAGTATATGCTAATAGTAAAACCCAAGATGGTGCTATATCAGCTTATTTATTAGGTCAAGGAATTATTCCACCTGGTAAGGATCCAAATCCTAGAAGTAAAAAAGGATATGCTGGTGGTTATTTGTTTTGCCCAAAAGCAGGTTTGTATAAGTATATGTTTGATGAAGATTTAACTTCGCTATATCCATCTATTATTATGTCTTTAAACATAGGTCGAGAAACCTTTAAGGGGCGTATTATAGATGCTAATGACCGCAATAATAGATTGGGTCTTAACGATTTAAAAGAAAAAGATCCTAATGAAAATTTATTAGTAGAAAATGCTAAAGGACAACAAACTAAAGTTAATGTTGGAAGATTAGTTGAAATGATTGAACAAAATAATTTAGCAATATCTGCTAATGGTTCAATGTTTACTACTGATAAAGAATCTACTTTATCAACTGTTTTAAATAAATGGTTTCAAGAAAGAGTAGAATATAAAGGTAAAATGAAAAAAGCATATAAAGCAGGTGATAATGAAAAAGGTGAATATTATCATTTAATGCAATACACAATGAAAATTTTGCTTAATAGTTTATATGGTGCTACTGCTTTACCTTCATTTAGATATGGAATGAGTTTATCTATTTTAAGTGAAGCAATTACTTTAACAGGTCACCGAATTATCCAAGAATCAGCTTTATGTGCTAATAGACATATGAATAAAGTTTTAAAAGGAGAGTTAACATTATGAAATACGAAGTAGAAAGTAGACCTTGGGGTATGTATGAAGTATTATTAGATGCTCCTGAATGTAAAGTAAAACGAATATCAGTTGCTCCTGGAGCTAGGTTATCATATCAATATCATACTAAAAGGAGAGAACAGTGGACTGTAATAAAAGGTGATTTGACTATCATTTTAGATGATGAAAAAGTGTTTAGAAATGCTGGAGAATCAATTACTATACCTTTAGGGGCTAAACACAGAGCCTGGAATGAAACTGATGATTTAGTTCAATTTATTGAAGTTCAAACTGGGGATTATTTTGGAGAAGATGATATAATTAGAATAGAAGACGATTATAAAAGAGATTAATATGGCTTTAAGTAAACAATCAATTAGAAAAGGAACTAATATTTTAGTTAATGGAGAAAAAATACCTAAAGAAGAATTAATAATGATGAGTGAACTTTGGGATGATAGACAAGAAAATTTCTTTAGAAAAATGATGAAGCAAGGTGGGGAATTTACTATAAATAAAGTACCTTTTAAAATAACTATAGAACATAACGGTAAAATGAGATCCGATGGTACTACAGATGCAGGATCAATAACAATTCCAGGAGAAGATAGTAGATTTTAATGAAACATTTAGAAGAAACACCTTGGTTTATTTGCGATAGAGAAGACACAAATTTTTGTGCTTACGTAGATACTGACTCAAATTATTTTAATGCTGAGCCTTTATTACTACATTTGTATCCTAATTTTGAAGAATTAAGTGATAAAGAAAAAGATGATAAATTAGAACAAGTAGCTTTAGCATACCAAGATATCATTACAGATCATTATGATATATTAGCTAAAGAATGTTTTAATGTTCCTACTCACAGATTGGAAATGAAAACAGAATGTGTTATTCGTTCTGCCTATTTTAGAGCAACCAGAAGATATGCTCAATGGATTACTAAACAAGAAGGTATTGAAAAGGAAACTCTAGATATTAAAGGTTTAGAGTTTATGAAAGCTAATTTTCCACCTATTTTAGGAGATTTCTTTAATGATATTTTACAACAAGTTCTAAAAGGAGCAGAACATAAAAATATTATAGAACAAATTAAAACATTTAAAACACAGATTTTAGATGGTACTATACCTTTAGCTAAATTGGGTAACCCAACCTCTGTTAAAAAATTAGAAAAGTATAGTGGTAAAAGTGCTCGTGCTGGAGAAATGTTTACTGAAATACTTAAAGGTGCTCCTGCTCCTGTAAGGGCAGCTATTCGTTATAATGATTTACTTAGATTATGGCAATTAGATAGAAAGTATAATCTAATTACAATGGCAGACAAAGTAAAATGGATTTATTTAAAAGATAATCCTTATAAAATAGAAGCATTAGCATTCTTCGATTATGAAATGCCAGATAAAATAGTTGACTTCTTAGATACTTATGCTGATAGACAAAAAGTATTTGATTCAATTTTATTAAATAAGTTAGAAGGGTTTTTTAGTGATTTAGGCTGGTCACTTAATTTAAATCCATATGTAAATGCATTAAAATCGTTTGAAATTTAAAATAAATTTCGTATATTATAGTTATGATAAGTAAAACTCAATTACAAAGTGTTATTTCAAAGTATTACCTAAATGGTTTAAACAACCAAGTAAAATGGAGAATTAAAGATAATACATTAACCATTTATGCTGGTGAAGCAGGAAGGGTTTGTAAAGTAGTATTAAATAATTTTGAACTAGAAGATGCAGAACTAGGAGTATTTGATACTAATAAATTAAATAAATTAATTTCTATTACTAGTGGTAATCTAATGATTTCATTAGAAAAAATGAAAGCAATTTATACTAAAATGCATATTGCAGATACAAACTATGATTTAACTTATTCATTAGCTGATACTTTAATTTTAGGTAAAAATACCTGGTATGATGATCCTGATGAATGTGATATTGAATTAGACCTATCAGATGAAGATGTAGACCATTTGATAAAGGCAAAAAATGCTTTAAATGAAGTAGATTCAATGTTAATTACTACAACTACTGATTTTGATGGCAATAATGTTTGTGAATTTATATTTGGGGATAATACAGGATTTTCTAATAAAATCACTTACCAAGTATTAGGAGGTAATATAAAAAGTAATAGTTTAAGCGTTCCATTTAATTCTGATATTTTTAAAGATATTTTAAGTGCCAATAGAGATCAAGAATTATGTTCTTTAAAATTATCTAATACTGGAATCCTTAAATTAAATTTCAGTTCTGAAACTATGCAAAGTGAATACTTTGTAGCAAGGAATGAATAATATATATTTATAATAAATTAATAATGGAGTTAGGACACATTGTTATATTTTGTTTAATCGAGTAGCTTAGGCACTCACAAATTTAAAATGATATGAGTACATTAGAATTATTTCAAAGGCAAATTAGTCCCTTTGATATTTTATTTAGAAATCTTTTCAACGCTGAATCGCAATTCGCACCAGCATTACAATCCAAACAACCACATCCCGTCAACATTTTTTATGATGATAAAGGACTTTATTTTGAAGTAGCCTGCACAGGACTATCTAAAAAAGAAGTTGATATCAACATTGAAGGTGATGAATTGAAAATCACTTATAAAAAACCTCATGATGAAGTATTTCATGAAGGAATGATTTATAATGGATTATCAAAAAAGTCATTTAATTTAGGATATAAAATTGCTCCTAAATTTGACTTAAGTAAAACCGAAGCTGAATTAGTAAATGGATTATTGAATATCTCTATTCCACTTGCTGAAGATGCTAAACCAAAATCAATTAAAATTAAGTAATAAGTTTTATTAAAATATGTGTCCTAGCACATTATTTTTCGTATATTGACGGAAACAGAAAATTAAAGTTATATGCCCAAAACAAAGAAGAATACTACCACTATTTCAGACCCTTTATTAGATCCTTTTTATATTACTAAAGATGATATGTGCTATACAGTAAATGAAAGGGTTACTCCTAATGAACACCATTTTAGATCTAAGGGTAAAGGTACTGAATATGCAAAACCCCAAGGATATTATCCTGAGTTTAAACAAGCATTAGAAAAAGTTGCTAAAGAAAAACTTAATACAGGAGAAGATTATACTTCCCTTATTACATTTTTAGATAAATTTAAAGAAATAGAAACTAACATTAAACAATATACAGATGGCCTTAGAAGCATTATTTGATGCGGTTATAGTTAAACCGATTGAAGTTGAAGAAACAACTTATGGTAATATCATTGTACCAGATTTAGGTAAAGAAAAAAATGAAACAGGTGAAGTTATTGCCGTTGGACCTGGTAAGCCTACTATTACAGGAGAATTTATTAAAACACAATTATCAGTAGGTGATAAAGTAGTTTTACCAACAATGGGATTTACTAAATTACCTTATAATGGAGATGAATATTATGTAGGTCCTGAAAATCAAATTCTAGCTAAAATAGTAGAAACAGTAAGTGTGGAGGATGCTTTAGCAGAAACAGAGTTAACAGATGAAGAAATTGAAAATTTAACAGACATATAATGAGCAAACAAATAGAATTTGGTTCAGAAGCAAGAAACCAATTAGTAAAAGGAATTGATGTATTAGCAGATGCTGTAGTATCTACTTTAGGACCTAATGGAAGAAATGTAGTTATAGCTAATGAACAAGGTTCTCCACAATCAACTAAAGATGGAGTAACAGTTGCTAAATCAATTATATTAAAAGACCCAAATCAAGAATTAGGGGTTCAATTAGTAAAACAAGCAGCAATTAAAACGGCAGAAAAAGCAGGAGATGGTACTACTACTTCTACTTTATTAGCTAGAGAAATGATTAAAGCGGGATTATCTGCTTTAAATAATAGTGAAAATGCTGTACAAATTAAAAGGGATATTGATTCTACTGTTCAACAAGTAGTAGATAACCTTAAAAATAATCTTTCCGAAGACATTTCAGGGGAAGAACAACTAGAACAAATTGCTACAATTTCTGCTAATAATGATCCTGAAACTGGAAAACTAATTGCTACTGCAATTGATAAAGTGGGAATGGAAGGAGTAGTTCATATTGAAGAATCTAAGACAGGAGAAACATACCTTGAGACAGTGGAAGGTATGCAATTCGATAGAGGATATAAATCACCTTATTTTGTTACAGATAATAATTCTATGACTGCTACATTAGATAATCCTTTAATTCTAATTGCAGATCAAAAATTAACTCAAGTAAAAGAATTATTGCCTATTTTAGAAAGTGTATCTTCTCAAGCACGTTCACTTTTAATTATTGCTGAAGATGTTGATAATGAAGCATTAGCTACTCTTATTGTAAATAAAATGAGAGGTACAATGAAAGTATGTGCTGTAAAAGCTCCTGAATTTGGAGATAGAAGAAAATTAGTTTTAGAAGATATCGCTATTACAACAGGTGGTCAAGTATTCAGTAAAGAAAAAGGAATGAAACTTGATAAATTTAGTTGGGAATGGTTTGGTGAAGCAAGAACAGTAACTATTGAAAAAGACACAACAACAATCGTAGATGGAAAAGGAACAGTTGAAACAATTGAAACACGTATTGAAGAACTACAACAACAAATCGACAAAGCAACAACACCGTTCGAAGTCGAAAAACTCCAAGAAAGGTTGGCGAAATTCGTCGGAGGAGTAGCTATTATTCATGTAGGTGGAAATACTGAAACTGAAATGAAAGAGAAAAAAGATAGAGTTGATGATGCATTACACGCCACAAAAGCAGCTATTGAAGAAGGAATAGTACCAGGAGGTGGAACTGCATTATTATACGCATCCTCAGGTTTAGAAGCTAACACAACAGGAGCCCAGATTGTAAAAGCAGCTTGTGCTAAACCTTTTAGCCAAATTTTAGTAAATGCTGGTTGGGATGAAGTTGATGGAAGAATTATGGCTGATAATTTAATTAATTCTGGTAATGATGCTTGGACTGGGTTTAATATCAAAACTATGGAAAAAGTTAATATGAAAGAAGCTGGTATTATTGATCCTACTAAAGTATCTAGAGCAGCTCTACAAAATGCAGCTTCAGTAGCAGGTACTGTTTTATTAACAGAGTGTACTATTGTTAATGAATTAGAAGAAAATAAAACACCACAAATTGACCCTATGATGGGGATGATGTAAAATAATTTCGTATATTATGAATGTTAAAACAGTTGAAAATAAAATACTAGTTGCTAATAGGATTCCCCCTGGGGATCGTTGGCAATTAGCTGATGAACCTAATGGTAAAATTTATACTAGCATAACAGAAACATTACAAGCATATATGGATAAAACAGGTTTTAGAGGCGATTATAGATTAGAACCTTTAAATAGTAAATTATATGCTATATCAACTGAAGAGGTAGAAGTAAAACCAAAACCAATTAAACGTTATTCTTTATATGGGGAGTTCTCAGAACAATAGTTTATTAGTAGAAAAATATAGACCATCTAAATTAGAAACTTATGTTGGTAATGAAAATATTAAAAACGTTGTATCTAAATATTTAGAACAAAATGATATACAAAATTTAATATTTTATGGACCTGCAGGAACAGGCAAGACAACTCTTGCAAAGCTCATTACTAAAAATCTTGATTGTGATTCTTTGTATATTAATGCCTCAGATGAGCGTGGTATTGAAACAATTAGAGATAAAGTACAAAGCTTTGCTAGCGTGGCTTCGTTTAAACCACTTAAAGTGGTCATTTTGGATGAAGCTGATTTTCTTACTATCCAAGCGCAGGCTTCACTCCGTAATATTATTGAAACTTTCTCGCGTACCACACGTTTTATTATGACGTGCAATTTTGTAGAGCGTATTATAGATCCTCTACAATCAAGATGTCAAGTACTTAAAATTGTACCCCCAACTAAAAAAGATGTTGCTAAGCATTTAAATTGGATTTGTAATGAAGAATCAATTTCACATGACGTAAATGATTTAGTACCTTTAGTTAATCAATACTATCCTGATTTACGTAAATGTATTAATACTATACAATTATCAACTGTAGATGGTGGAGCAAATGATTTATATCTTAACTTAGATCAATCAGTATTAGTATCATCTAATTATATAGATAAAGTTATTACTGAATTAAAAAATAAAGCTGATTTTAAAGTTATTAGACAAATTATAGCAGATGCTAATGTAAATGATTTTGATGAATTATTTAAATCACTATATGAAAAATCATCTGAATACCTACCAGGTAAAGAGGGTACAGTAGCTATTCTAATAAATGATCATCAATATAAAGCTAATTTTAGAATTGATAAAGAAATCAATTGTATGTCATTAATTTCAAATTTAATAAATAATAAATAGTATGGAACAACCATTGCAACAACCTCAAATTGATTTAAAAAATACTACTGGGGTTAAAAATTCTGAAGGTGGAAGTATTTTTCTTCAAGGAGTAGTTTTAAGAACAGTATCTAGATTTGTAACAGGAACGGATGAAGATGCTTTACTACCAGTACCTGTATTTTATGATCCTGAAACTAAAAAAATATTAGAATCAACCCTTCCTAAAGACTTAAGAGAAGAATTAAAGGATGAGTTGCTCTAATATATTTGATTGGTTAAAACATATAAATCAGTACAAAACCCCTGCTGATCAATTCTCAGATAAAGATTGGGAAGTTTTTAATTCTTATATGGTTCATAGATTCATTTCTATGAATAAAGAATTTATTGAAATAGTAAATTATGTTCAAGAGTTACCACCTCAAGAAAAAATAATGATTTATAATGTTTATAAAGAATTTATTCCTAAAAATAATAAGTGGAATAAATATATTAAATCATCAAATAAAGAGCCAAATAAAGAATTGATTTCTATATTAAAAGATCATTTTAATGTGTCAATTAGAGAGATTAAAGATTATATAAAAATATTGGATAACCAAGAAATTATTCGTATATTATCGGATAGAGGTTTAGAACAAAAAGAAATAAAACAATTAATAAAATGACAAAAGAACTTTACACAATGTTAAGGACATCTGCTGAGGCAGATAAAGCAAAAGCTCTACTTTCTCTAGAATTATTAGGAAACCAAGCTACAGGTATTGGAGACCATTCTACTAGAGATTTTTATAATAACGCTGAAGAAGCACTTCAAATGTTAGTTGATGCTGATGATAGATTATCAACACTATCAAAATATTTTTATGGTGGAACCCAAGAATTAATAAATGAGTGATACTATAAGTAAACATTGGGATAATATGAGTGATAGAGAAATTATAAATGCCAAAAAAGGTATAGATAACTTTGAAGATTTTAAAGCATATAATGATACAGTTGCTCATTTTGAACTAGAATATCCAGAATTATCTAAAGAATTTAAACAAATACAAGTAGAAATGTATAAAATGTTTGCAGCGAAGCATTTAGACTATGGATTAAATAATATTGCTTTAGGTGGTGATTTAACAAATCAAGAAGATAAACAATTTTCATTAACTGGTTTGTGTATTAGACTTACAGATAAAATTAGTAGGTTAAAAAATCTTCTTATCAATGGTAAAAACTTTGTAAAAGGAGAAGGAATGGAAGACACGTTTATTGATATAGCTAATTATGGAATAATTGGT